GGTGCAGTTGGCTCGACTGGTATTGAGCCTTCGCCAAAACCTAATTGACCAAATGTACCTCGACCCCAACCGTTTAGGTATTCAGCCATTATCTAAGTCTGTTTTGCAAGTCTGCTATAGCTTGACTAATGGTTCCTCCGCCTGCTCTCATCATAGGACGCATACTTCTTCTGCCTGACATACCGCCAAAGCCGCCTATTGATGGTGGTTTCATTGGTACTTTTGTTGGTTTTTTACTTCCAAAGAAAGGCTTGAAACCTCCTGTGGTTGGTGGTGGTAAATCAGGTCTAGCACCTATACCGCCAGTTCCTGAGCCGATAATTGGGTTTTTGCCGATGATACCTTTACCTCCACCTACACCGCCTATTGAAATAGGTTTTTGTGGTGGTTGTTGTATGGGTAATCTTGGTAAAAAGTCGTCTTGATTACGAATAGGAGCAATGTCTTCTCTGGGTGGTCTGCCAATTTGTGGTGGTAATGGAGGTGGTGGCATGCCTATTCTTTCGTCAATGATTGGCCTGTCATCAATACGGATTCTTTCATCTCTAAAATCTTTTGGCGGCATAAGTGGTGGTCTTACAATTCTGTCAATTGGTTTTGCAATTGGAACGCTGCCTGTGTCTCCGGTTCTATTATCAGGGACCTCTATTCTGTCACCATCAGGACCGTATGCATATCTAAACCCGGGACTTGGCATAACAGTTGTATAAGCCATGCCTTCACTACCGGGTCCCGGTTTATAACTATAGCCTTCAGGTAATCCGCCTTCGCCTGTTGCGGGAGGCATGCCTATTCTTTCGTCAATGATTGGTCTGTCATCTATAAATATTTGGTCATCTATTTTTGGTGGTAATTGTGGAGGTCTTGGAGGTATTTCTTGTCTGTCCTCTATATCTGTAATTACAGGTGGTTCTACGGGTGCTTGCTGTTGGCCAACTTGAGCTGTTAATTCGGCTATTTGTTGCTCTAAAGCACTCTTTTCAGTAGCAAACTGGTCGCCTTGTTGCGCTAATGCGTCTTGTTGAGCTTGTGCTGATTCAGCTCTAATAATGTCTTGTTGAGCTAGTGCATCTTGCTTTTCGGTCTCTAAATTCTGCATTTGACTAGATAAATCGTTGATTTGACCCTCTAAAGAACCTCTTACAGACTCTAATTCTCCTACTTTACTAGTTAAATCGCCTACTTGACCTTCTAAACCGCCTATTACGGACTCTAATTCAGACCTTTGAACGCCAAAGTCTTGCTCTAGGGTAGTAATAATGCCTTCTCGTTCTTCTAAAAGGCTGTTTCTTTGCTCTTCGAGCTGTATTGCTTGATTTTCAGCCGCTTGTTGTCTAATTATATCTTGTTGTGCGACTGCATCTTGATAATTTTGCAGTGCGGTATCTCTTAACTGGGTTATTTCTTGTAAATTTGCTTGAACGTCTTGTAATTCTGTAGCTAAACCTTCTGCGGATTGCATTGAGGTGTCTCTTTCTTGAGTTGTTGTTTCTAGTTGTCCCGCTAGATTTTCTGCCTCACTTCTTGATACGCCTAATTCTTCCATCATGCCTTGTATCTGATTTTCTAAGTCTTCGGCAAAATTTCTTGAGACATCTCTTTCCTGCATAATGTTCTGAATTTGTCTTTCTAGGTCTGCTCTTTTTTGTATTTCTGTTTCAGAAGTTTGAGCCATTTCTTCTTGTAAAGCTTGTAGTTCGTTTGCTAGGCCTGTGGATTTTTCTCTAGCTGCTTGTTCTCTGCTATAAACTCTGTCCATAAGAGGAGCAGTTGCGCTTGCAAAATCATCTTCATCCATAATAGATGCTCTTGGCATAACAGGAGCCTGTGGAATTATGGATTGCCCGGGTGCTAGTGGCGATATACCTGCTATACCCTGCTCCATAGCAGAATAGTCATTGGGGTCTATGCCTAAATAATCTTGTAAATAATTAACTGCCATTACATTTCTCGCCTGTTGCCACCAATGGGTCTATCCATTGAATTGCTTTTTGATACTTTACCACCCATATACAACTGTGGCAAACCTTCTCTCAGTATCTTTTCTTTCATTTCAGGTGTGATTCTAATGATGTTTGCATTTAATATTTCATAAATCTTATCAGGGCCTAAGCCTGTTTCATTTGATATGTTATTCATGTCAACCTTGCCTAAGGTATCATTAACATCTAATTGCCCTCTTTCAAACTTGCCGCCATACTTCTTAGCTAACTTTTCCATCATGTTTGGTATAGTTTTGTCATAAAAACGTGGGAAGAAATCAGCTTCTTCTTGTCTGTATCTAGGAACAATAGCAGCTGAACCTGAAACAGAAATTGCAGGCTTGCCATCGTCTATTGCTTCTATAATCATGTTTTTAATTACCATTTCAGCATAATCGTCGCCTTTAAATGGGTAATCTGGAACTTTGTCTAAAACTTTTTTTATTTCTTTGCCGTTAAAGTCTTCTAATTTTTGTAACTTTTTAAGATTGTCAGAACGATTGTCTCCATACTCAAAAAACATGTCTCTGTCTACGGTTGTTTCTTCTCGTAATTTTTGCAATGGTTTTACGTTATTTTGCATTTTATTAATTTCTGTTCTTACATTTGCGGGCATTTCACGAAAATCTAGTTCAGCGTCAAGTAGTCTAGCTAAATCCATGTTATCGACATCAAGAGGTTGTGCGTTTGCTCTTGCGGTTAGAACATCTAGCTCTGCATCTCTTAATGCTTCATAGGCTAACTCAAATATGCCTGATGAATTACTGCGTCCTTCTCTTATCATATCGCCGTATTGCATTACTTTTTCGGTATTAGCATCAGGATATTGAGCATTGAATCTAGCTAAGTCTAGTGACAAAGTTTCTTTAAGGTTGTTTAGTGAAATTAAATTTTCGCCTTGCAGCTGTTTTATCTTGCCCATTTTTTCACCATAATCAGGCTTATTGACCATGTTTTTAAAAGCATCTAATGCAGCGGTGATTTCTTCAGCAGAACCATCATTTACTCTTATAGTTGCAATGGGTCTGCTCATTACACCGTTTGATTGTATATTGCCTAAACCTTCAGCAGAATATTTGGCTAATTCTTTTTCTGCTCTTTTAACATGTCGTTCTAATACCTGTATTCTGCTTGGAACATTAAATTGTTCTATGGTTGGGCTGTTGCCATAGGTTGTTTTAAGGTGTTGCTTAAATGTATTTAGGTTATCCACATTATCAAACTCTATGTTGCCACGGTCTTCACCACCCAATTTGCGGATAGCCAAATCTTTATCGCCGTAACTGTATTCACCCTGATATTCATTGAGTTCAGGATGTTTGGCAGCAAGTGTTTTCATTTCTTCAAGCTCGTCACGCATTTGTTTTACAACTTTTTGATGTAATCCGTAAGATTCTACGCTACGTTCGTTTGCTTTTTTCAAACTTTCAGCATCTTTTATCGGGTCTTTGTAACCATACATCATGCCTTTTTTATGATAATCAGATTGTATTTCATCAGCATGGAACGTCTCAGTGCCGTCTTCCAGAACCCTGTCTCTACCAAGCATGTGTGCAAGTTGGTTTTCATCGTCAAAATGACTTAAACTAGAAGTATTATCTCCAAATGCAGGGTTTTCATAAATATAAACATTTTCACGGTAGTTTTTACCGCCCGGCAAAGTGTCGTCCACATATCTTTTGAATTGTTGTTGACCGCTGTGCATGCCTAGGTCTATGTCTTCTCTATCTTCCATAATATTCTGTAAGCGTATTTCGGCTTCGTTTTGTGAGTATGGCACATCATCATAACCATAATGTTTCATATCAATTCTTTCGCCGTTTATAAAAGTTGCGTAACCAATATCATCATTACCGTAAGCAAAAGTATCACCAAATTCTCCAACTACGCCTGAACCTTTAGGTTCAATCAGCATGAAAGGATTGTCTTCGTATACTTTAAGTGCATATTCTTCAATAACATCTTCAAGTGTTTCATTGCTTGCACCTGATTCGTTAGATTTATTAATTCTATTTACCATATCGTCAAAGGTAAATTCATCACCATAACGACCATACTTACTTAATTCGTCATAGGTAAGTCTTGTAGTATAGTCTCTTACTAAATCATCTAAATATACACCTTCCATGTTTTCAACATCGTAAGTAATATCGTCTATTAAGTGTTGATAAGCAGGTTCGCCTGATAAGGGGTCGTTCATGGCCTGATTAACATCAAAATAAAAATCAGACCCGGGTTCGCCTATATCTCTGTAGGTGTTTTTACCAATTTCTATTTGATTGTCACTAGCATGCTCAATGACCTCAGGCAAAGTAGCATTAGGGTTATCTTTAATAAATTGGTCAATTCTTAAATATGGCAGCTCTTTGGGTTTTACGCCTTTGCTTGGGGCCCCTTTAGAATTTAGCCAATCAAGAATTTGTTTGCCTTTGAGATTTTTTGGTGCATTACGAATTAAAGATTCAATTGTTGGCGACTTAAGATTACTCGACGGGTCAAAAGCAAATTGTTTTACATCAGCTTCAAAAGCTTCAGGTGGCAATCCGCCAATACCACCACCGCCACCACCATCCATAGACTTTTGTTGAAATCTTCTAAGTGCCATTAATCCGGCTTTAGGAATGTTAGCTAATTCACCAAGTCCGCCTATTGCACCTGCTGCTGATAAGGGTGCTAGTACAGCACTCATTGGGTCTTCTGCTTTTACGGGTAATTTTTGAAATATATTTTTACTTGGATTCAATACATCCAGTGCAAATTCTTGTGGGCTTTTCATGCTAAAGTCTGCTTCATCGGCAAAGTAGCCAGTTTCATAACTTTCAATCGGCACACCTGTGGGTGGGAATACATAGGTGCCAAGCTGTTCCATTATGGGTAGTTGGGTGAAACCTTCTTCGTAGGCTTTTCTAACATTACCCTCTCCAAGCTCGTCAAACATAGTTTGTCTAGCTGTATCTGCTGCTTGAGATTTTTGTCGCATAGCAACATATTCTTCAAAAGAAGGTGGGCTACCCATTACTCCCGGTGAATCAAAAACAGCTACAAGCTTTCGGTATTCATCCTCAAAAGTATTTTGTGCAGGACCGCCGTTAGCGAAAAGATTAATATTATCAAGTGTTGCCATAACTATCTATAAGTTTTTGCAGCTCATCCATTTCAGATTTAATCTGCTTTCCAATGTTGTTAGCGTTTTTCATTATTTTTTGGCTACCTTCAATGTCGGGTAAGTAGCCATCACGAATAGCACTTTGTTCTACTTCTCTAGCTCTTCTAAATCTTTCGCCTTGTTGTTTGTAAATAGTTTTTCTTTCTGCAAGTTCTGCTAATAGTTTTTTTAGTGGCATCCTAGCAAAACCGCCGGGCATAGCAATCATGGGGTCGTCTAACAAACCGCCGATTCCTTCCAGTGCATCTCTAACATTGGTCGGCAACATATCCAAAACAGGTGTTCTTTCTGTAATTGGTATTGGCTCAATAGAGCCAACATCATGTGGGTAAGTGCCGTCCTTGTTTTCCATTGTCCAAATATATCACACACTTGCTCTATCTTTAAGCTTTCTCAATGCAATTCTTGAAACTTTCCACGGTGGTATTTCAGCCTTGTACAAAGATTTAATTTGCTTAGAAATGCTGCGCCAAGGTGTTTTTCTGCCTTTAGCCTTGTGTCTAGCTAGTGATTTGTCAACGTATTGGATGATTGCTTGCTGCTCAGGTATCTCTTTGAGGTACTTATGCTTGCCTTCTTTGATTAGCTCATACCCATAAGGCACGCCACCGCCTATGTGTCTGCCTATTTCAACGCAAGCCATTTTACCTTGATAGAGTTTTCGAGCAGTTTCTTCTTTATCCCACTCGGCAAAAGTCCCCATCATGTTGACAAACATATTCACATTCGGTGACTTGGAGGTACTAATGGATTCGGCACCGCCTAAAATATCATGTGCAAACAAATGAATGTTTAGCTCGTTAAAGTCATCACGAATCTTACACAGGACACTTAATCGTCTAATTAATCTGTCAAGCTTGGCAACTAAAACAACATCGTTGGGTTCAAGATTACGCTTGAGTTCTTTGCCTTGTGGTCTGTTATCAAAATCTAAAGTACCGCTAACACCGTCATCAACATAAAAACCGTCAGGTTCTTTGTCAAAAAGGTACAGTGACATCTTAGTAATGGTTTTCTTTTGCTCATCCAATGAAGTGCCGTGTTTGGCCTGTTCATCGGATGATACTCTGCAATATCCATAAATGGATTCGTATTCTAGCCTTTCCATGGTTCTCCTTTTTGTATTTTTTTAAGTATCTCAATTAGTTCTTTCTGCGCATCTTTTTTTTCCATCTGTTTAAAAAGTTGCACGATTTCTAGTATTAGATTCGATGAAGTCATTAGTCCCCCTCAGGTAATTTAATGTTCTGTTTAGTTAGTTCTTCAAGCAGTATTTTATTCAATCTTCTAATATCTTCAACAATAGCCCGGTTCTCCTCATTCTGCTCAGCTAAGAACAAAATGTCGTTAGGCAATCTTCCCTCAGCCAAATCATTAAAAGATTTTTCAGTGACCTCCGCCATAGGTTTTCTTTCATATTTATATTTTCTAATCTCAGGTTCTATTTTTTCTACAAACCAAATCCTGTAGTGGTACACATTAGGGTCCTCGTCAGAATATATCTTTCTTGAGGTCAGCTTCATGCCATGCTTTTTACCTCTAGTAACTACGTTTTGAGCAATAGAATACTCAACAATCGTACCATCAGGTGCAACTTTTGGATGAATAACAAACGAATCACCTATCTCTAGGGTCTGTAAGAACTTATCCATTTCTGCAAATTTGCCTTTACGGTTTCTAAAGTCAGGCACTTTCACACCCTTATCTATTCTCCAATCTGTCTGCCAACTCATGATTCTCCCTCCTTATCTTGTGTCTCAGGTTTTGTGATTGTCCTCGCAAAATTTTTCTCAAACTTCTTGAAGCGTTCTTTCGCACCAAAGATGCGTTCAAAGTTCTCATTGAACCTCTCAATATCCTTGGTGCGGTTGCGGTCGCCTTTGCCGCCGTGCCATTTGTCACTCACTTGCCGTCTCCTTTTGCTAACTGTCGCAACAGTTTGTTACGCAACCGTCTACCTCTACGGTTCAACGGTTGCATGTTTTCATCAAAATCAGAAGTAACTGTGTCAACTTTCTTGACACGAGACCTTCCATCGGTTCCAAGCTTCTGCACAATAAACTCTGGATTCGTAAGATTATTTTTGTTATCCATTAGGCAAACTCCTTCTTTTCTCTCTCTTGCTCTGCGGCCATTTTGGTCAGTGCAGTCATGACTGGGTGAACCAATTGGTCTTTGTGCCATGCAGGCATGTCGGCTTTGCACTTCTCACAGACGGTTTGAGTGTCTAGGAACTCTCCTATCTCAAAGGTCTTGATGCCGTGGAAGTGGGTGTTGACTGATATCAGTCTGTGAAGGTCAGCTTTAAGATGTATTTTAAGCTGTTCGATTTTATTTAGTTTCTTTGGATTATCCATTGTTTGACTCCTTATTTAATAATCTGCGTTGTCTCGCTTTTTGGTTATTTCTCTCTTTCACATCTTGATTTGATTCTGTGAACCAGTCTTCGATGATTTTAGCCTTCAGGTCTTTAGTAGCCATGTCGGTAAAATTCTTAAGCACTCTGATGTTTGATGGTTTGACTATCAAGGTCAGGTGGTCGTGCAGCTTCTCATCAGATAATGCGAAGATGTAGTCATGTCCGTGGTAGGTCCATGTCTTGTTTTCTCTAGTTAATTCCATTGTCACCCTCGTAGCCAACCCAACAAGGGTTATTTTTTTGAAGCTCGTGCATGGCTTCTATCTTGGCAGGATATTCGTCCTGATTCTTGCAAGCGTTTTTTGAACGGTCCAAAATACGCACGAAGTTTTCGTTGTCTAAAAGATGTTTGTTGTTTGGATTCTTTACAAGAATCTCAAAGACCTCTTTTACCACCCTAGTTTCATGCCAGTTCAGGTGAACATTGCATGAATTTTTGTCTCTACTCATATTTTTACTCCTAATATGTTGTTTGTTACAGTGTTCATTATAGGCGTATAAAGTATTGGAGTCAACACTTATGTTCAAATTAATGTAATTTCTTTTTTGGGGTGTCTATTACTTCTTCCGGGACCTGCAATGCTTTTTCAACTGCAGCTAACTGGACTTGGTAGATTAAAACCAAGTTGGCGAGATTTTTATTTATGTCGTGTAGGGTTTGATTTGTATATTCAAGCTCTGAAATAATGATATCAATTTTCTTGTCGTTTTCTATGCTCATAATCCGTTCCTTTTATTTCGCTTATCAAAATATACTCTTGTGTAATATCTTCTGATAATAGCCAAGATTGATAAAACAATTAATTGGCTTAAAGATATTATAAACGAGTTATGAGTGAATAGTAGAACAATCGTAATGGTCAGCCAAGAGAGAGGAAAATTAACTATGGCTCCGAGCATGGTGTCAACGGTTGCCTCTCGGAGAGCTGCTTTATCTATTTTCATAATTTTGTCCTTTAAAATTAGATTATACACATATCTGTTGAAATTAACACTTACTTGGAAAAATGAATATAGAATTTGTGAAACTCAGTTACAACCGCTTTGCTGACAGCCGACCCAAAAATACGGGTGTCGGGTCAATAATTATATCTTTTTTCGACTTTGGTTTTGGAATCCAATAGAGTCCCTAGTTATATAGGCTTTCAGAGCATGCAGAAGTGCTAATGTTAGCACTGTGGACACATGGCGATTGACCCGGCGCAGCAATGTCCTACAAATGTCATACAAAAATCTGTCGTAAGTCATTGATTTAGCGTTGTTTTTTATTTTTTGGTCAGATTTGGGTGTTTTGTGGAGAAAAAACGCCCGCACTTGGTTTTTTACAGGATATTAATCAACCGCATGAGCTTGAGATATGTCATACATCGTCATACTGTGCATCTATGATATCGCCACCGAATATCTCTTTGAGTCGTCCTTCTATATCCTTGTGGCTCATGTTATCCAAGTTCGCTGTGATATTGAGATTCTCTGTCTTCTTTATCTTCAGGCCTGCCAGTTCATTCAGCTCACGCAATGCTGAGACCGATGCGTTGAACTGCCCTTTGTTATATGCCTCTTCGCTTATCTGCCATAGCATCTTGGCTGTCTTCTCAGGAGTAATTGCATACTTATGAGCAAGCTCATCCTTACCAACCTTGATGGCTTTGAGTACATTGGGATAGTCTTTACCATTGAGAAACCTAGTTGCAGCTTGAGCAGGAAACTCAAAGCCTGCTCTTCTAGCCGCCTCGGTCTGCGTGCAATTGTCATTCACATAATGCCATACAAATGCAGACTGCATATCTGTCAGCTCAAACTCCGGGTCTCCCTCAAAAGCACTGGGTCTATTAACCAATGGTTTATCAGGTGCGTTCTTTCCTTTCTTCTTCTTGTATTCAGCCATATCCATTCCTTATATTATATCCATCAGGGCAGAGGGTAGAGGGTAAGCTTTCCCTAACACCTAATAGTTGTATAAAAGCCATACCATATATGTATACCTACACCTATATTATATATATATTATTATTATTATATATACTATACCCTATACCCTAAAGCACACCTAAACAGCGTAGCCATGGGGTCTCACGGTCAGGGTGAGCAACAGGGTATTAGTCTCTCCTCTGCATACCCTGTCCCTCACTCTTAACACATAACTCTTAAATGTTGGTCTATTTGCCATGCCCTGCCCTACCCTGTGCTATCAGAGTCAAGATGCAGCTTAACAAAATGCTCTGCATCCAAGACAACCAACACCTTACTTCTATTTCGTTTTATCACCAATAATGGCTCGTACCCTTTGCAATTTGTTTGCGCTTGGTCATAAGACTTCCACACATTCAATGCCTCCTGATTCTTACATTCAATGCTGTAGGGAAACACCTCTCTGGACTGCTTGCCCATGATGATATCTTCACCTTGTGACCCCATAGGTCTGCTTTCCAAGTCCTCTTCGTCCAGTCCCAGTAAGTCCACGAGCATCTGCCTGAACTTCTGCTGTAAGAGTCTACCCTTTTGTTTTGCCGATTGTGGTCTCATGTTTGTTCCTTATTAAAATGGTGATTCATCCCATACATTCTTTTCTTCAGGCATATCCGTCAAGCAGACATCATATACCTTCTTGCCGTTTGTCTTTCTAGGCTCTATGCCATGGTCAGTTAATACTCTACTTGCATCCTTGAAATCTATGTTGCGAGGATTGCGTATACCCAGTGACCTTAATAATGCAGTGAGCTGCCATGCCTCTTTACTATCATCCAGTGCCTCAAAGTCCACATGTTGCAGTAATAAATCCTCGACTGCGCCTTGCGTCCTGAAACCCTCGTTAGATTCTTGGAGCATCTCTCTTTCTTCTGTGGTTAGATACCAGTTCTTGACTCCCGGTTGGTAAATGGTTTGTTTAACCTCTGCCCACATCTGTTGCATATCTATGCCGTGATGGGGATTGATGTCTGTGACCTTGATACACCAAAATCTACGATTACCACTACCATCCATCAAGAACTCAGGCTCATTGACCGATGCAAAGAAAGCTGTGCGCCTTTGGTAGTTAGTAAAGCTTCTATCGTATGGCAGTCTCATTTCATCAGACCTTGATGTGATAAATGCTTTTAGCTGATTGATGTCTGCCTTCTTAAAGGTAGATTCAAGTTCGCCTAGCTCCACTATCCAGTGACTGACTGCTTTTTTTACTGAGTCTTTGTCCTTAGGGTCAAGCGTTGCACCTTCACACAGCCATCCCTTGTTAAAGTCCGCCAAGCGTTTGAACCATAATGTCTTACCTAGTCCTTGTGAGCCTTGGAATACCAAGAGTCCTTCCAGTGCCACACCACCTTCCTCAAAAGCTGCTGCCACACATGACAGTAACCATTTCCTCATCAGCATGTTCTTTAGTTCTTTGTCTTTACTGCTGACTGTATTGCAAAAGTCATCTACCCTGCTGATTCCATCCCAAGGCTTAGAGTCTATCCACTGTGCTACCGGGTTGACCTCTTTAGCTATTATCTTCATAGCATCCCTGACCCTTTGATGGGGTACGAAGTTCTTAATACATAGGTTTTCAACCTCAACTAAGAGTGCTTCATCTTTTAAATCAGCAATAGGATTAAAGTTAGGTATGTCTATGTCGATGCGTTTTTTAATAACATCGTAATGACAATTAATACCATGGCTTTGCATAAGTGCATGGTAGTTGTCTGTGGTAGCCATGATTCTGCCGTTTGCAGTTTTATCGAACTCTACAAGCTCAGGGACATCGACTTTCTTTTCTATCAGTTCACCACTGATTGCCATTTGGTCGTTGAAGTCCATCCCTTCTTCTTCAGGCATGACCACTTCTGCATTAGTTATTTGTGCTGCTGCAATGGCTTTGTCTTGGCCTATATTGTTCTCATCGTTATCTGCATAGATAATAAATTCTTTATTAGGTAGTGCATCCGATAGTTTTTTTGAAACACTGAGCATGTTGCCTGCGTTAAAGCAGACTATCATAGGTATCTGTTTCTCTTGGTAAATCGTCATACAAGTGGCATAACCCTCACCTATACCAACCTTTGTTGCTTCTTTTAATAACTTGGTGCCTATTAAATAGAAACCACCGCCTGTCTTACCGCCGCTTAGGAATCGTTTGTCGCCACTGGTATCAATCATCTGTAAGCTCCACAGCTTACCTGTCTCATCCATAATAGGAATAATTAACTTTCCTTTATGCTCTCTAAGAGAATGGGATGCAACACCCTTACTAAGTAAGTACGGATGAGAGTCGCAGGGCAGTGCTACATCCCAAATCATTTTGGCTTTTTCTGATACCTTCAGCCATTTTTGTTCTTGGTCTAATCTTGCTTCTTCTTTAAATCGTTCAAGTGCTTCAGTATTAGTCTTGGTCGACTTCCTTCCTGATAATTTAAAGTTATGCGTTTGCCCGGTTCGATAATCAGAGGCAAAGCCAACAGGCGTGCCGTAATTATCATAGAAAGCATAATAGCCTGACAAAGCTCTTTTGTTATTAACATTAGTATATGCCCTCTGTGGTTTGGTTGGATTTGTTTCTAGTGGTTCTTTTGTCTCGAATCCATGTGATTCTAAGAAGCTTTCAAAACTGTAAATCGCCTCATTGGTAAGCGGTTTTTCAAAGTCTTTGGTGCTTCCCTGTATATTTTTTATTCCCATACTTGCCCTCTCATCTAAACTTGTATATTATGTTCTATTGAATACCTTACAATATAGAATAATGTGAGGGAGATAACAAGAACTTTTATAATTATTTTTAATGAGGAGAGTAATATGGCACTAACAATTAGTGAATCAGGTGGAGGTAACTTCGAACAAGCACCAAAAGGTATGCACAATGCTACATGTTTTAGACTGGTAGATGTGGGTACTCATGAGGAAACTTACGAGGGTGAAACCAAAAAAAGACACAGTATATTTATTTACTGGGAACTTAACGATGCGAAGATGGAAGACGGGCAACCTTTTTCTATCATGAAACAATACACGCTATCTTTAAATGAGAAAGCTGCATTGTATAAAGACTTATGCGCATGGCGTAAAAAACAATTTACCGATGAAGAGCTTAAAGGCTTTAACCTAACCAATGTGTTAGGCGTGACTTGTGATATAGATATCGGTGAAACCAAGACAGGCAAATCCAAAGTGATTGCTGTTTATAGTCCTGACGGTGGTGCTAAAAAAGTACCTACTGTAAATGAGCAGATTGCTTTTGACATAGATGAATATGTTGCAGGCAATAAAGAGATGATTGGTGCATGGGTAGATTTACCTGCATGGGTCCAATCTAAGATTGATGATTCTTTTGAAGTCAAAGCTAGAGATAGCAAAGCAGCTTCAGGAGCTTCAGGTGACTTTGCATCTTTAGAATCATTGAATGAAGATAAAGAGGAAATGTTCCCACCAAAATCTGAATTGACTGAGGACGACCTACCCTTTTAAAAGTTTGGCTGTTGAGTCTGTTTATTTTTCATATTAACGACTCCTAATCGTACGGGTTCAACAGCCCATTTTATTATGACTAATATAATTCAATTTAAACCAAAAGAAGTAGAGAAGATACAAGAGGGTGTTTATACAGACATGCCTTTTCCACAATACAATGAACTGGATGCTATCAGGTCACACGACCTAACATCTTTCATGAAGGACCCATACACTTGGAAGTATGAAGACAAGCCTGACAGCGAAGCTTCTTTCTTTGTTGAGGGTAGATTGCAACATTGTTTATTTTTAGAACCACATGTCTTTAATGATGAGTTTGTGGTTGCGCCTAAAGTAGATAGAAGAACCAAAGCAGGCAAACAAGAGTATGAAGACTTTGCAGCCACAGTTGGCGATAGAAGTGTTGTGACCCAAGACCTCTACGATGCCTGTCAAGCTCGTGTTGAGGTATTGGATGCTTTCAGACCAAGAGGTGAAGACCTCACTGAGCTAAGTGTTGTCTTTGATTACTACGGTGATTTGTGTAAAGCACGATTCGATATGTTGCAGAACAATGTGATTATAGATTTAAAGACATGCCGGGATGCAAGTCCTAAAGGCTTCAAGCAGGCAGTCAGGAATTTTAACTATCACCAACAGGCCGCTTTTTACTTAGATGCAGCAGCTTCTGCAGGTATGACAGAAGTCGACAGGTTTCAGTTCCTAGCTATCTCTAAGCAACATCCATATCCTTATGCGATATATGAGCTGAGTCCTGAGTCCATAGAGTATGGCAGGTCTCTGAATGAGAAAGCCATAGACCAAATGAAACATTGTGAGAAGACTGGAATTTACACTCCCTTTAACTTACACAACCGTATTGTTGAGATTTCATTAACCGATTTATAGGGAGACGAGCTTGAGTCCATCATACCCCCCACCAAGGATTGCTCAAGCTCCGAACCCTACCCATGGATAGACCTGAAGACGACCACTTGTACTGGGCAGAGAAATCTTCTCAGTACAATACCCAAGCCGAACGTGAAGCTTATCTGAAAGACCGTGGCTTTACCAACCAACAAAGAATCGATTGTATCTTGCACTTAGCTGTGAGCTATCTGCCCAAGCGTATGTATCAGTTGCCTAATAAACTTATTGCTGCTGCGTGGAAAGATTTGCCGAATGATACAGCCCGGACCATGTTTGCTGTTGGTATCAAATCCTTAAAAAGAAAAGGCAGCGCGTAGAATGGAGATACTATGCACTGCCTTTTTTCATGACTACACGGGGAAATAAGTAAAACCGTGCAACCTTGACCGTTAAAATTTTTGTATAACAAATCCTTTGTCGCCGTTGATATCGCCAAGAGCTTTCCTTAATACTAAGGTGCGTTCCTCGATATCTTCTAAGCTAACATACTCATCGCCATAGTCTGCCTGAAAGTCCTCAAGACTGTCATACTCTTCATAGTCACAGCACAGAGCTATGACATCTAATTCCATTGGTTCACTCATCTGTGATTCCCACTCTTCTAGGTGGTGAAACAAAACCGTAAGTGCATCCAGTGAAAACTGGTTCTCACGACCTGCATCCTTAAATGCTTGGATGAAGTCGTGTTTGTTTATTGTGATGACCATTATGCCACCCCCTCAGTAGCAGGTTCTTCAAGTTCTTTTATTTGATTTACTAAATCATATTGAAAATCCCAGTTCGTACCTGCAACATTTAATTCTTTATCCTGTTGCAATTCTCTAAGAGTATCAGGGATTAGTGTTAGTAACTGCTTTAATATTCTTCCCGCTTCATCAGCAACCTTACAGTCAGACCTTAGCAAAGTTTCATTAACTCCATTTAGACGATGTGTAATATAACCCAATTCATCTTTATGTCTTTTTGCAATTTTATTTTCATATCTTTTGTGGCATCTCTTAGCATTTGCAAGTTCTTGTTTAAGCTCTTTTGCAATCTCTTGTCTTTCCCAGTTTGTCATATTAATTACTCCTTTTATTTAATATACCCCTATTATACACAGCTAACATTTATATGCAACACTTTTCAACACTTTATTTAATCTTTTTTTACTCTTCTTCAGCTACGATGATTGCACCATCGACCTTGATATCTGTGAAGTTTAATCCACTGACCTCTTCACTATTTATTTTAAAGATGACATCACGAACCAAGAGCCTGAGCAGAGCTGCCTTTTGATACAGGTTTAATCTTGCATAGGTTTCTATTATTTCATCTCCAGTCATCTTGTTAGTTTGCACCAACACGTCATCATTTTTCTTTTTGAATATCGACATACTTCCTCTCTTTTTTGTTTGCCTCGTTAATTTTTTGTATTTGAGCTAAGTCCTCTAGGACCCTAAATTCTTTTTCTAGTTGCTCGTCTACAAGCTTTTGGTTGTCTTTTTCTGTCCTCATAATAACCCCATTATATATATAGCCATTGCAAATGTAAGCAATGCAAAGACCGAAATCCAATACACTTTTTCATCATCTTTCACGACTTGATTTCTCCTTAATATCGTTAGCCATGTTTAGCCAATCGATATCATCTTCTTCTACCTTCTTATCAGCTAAGTAGAATAGTACCGCACAGGTTTCTCGCCACTTTCTATCAAAAAAATGGTCGAGCCTTCTTAGAAAGTTTCTCACTATGCTACCTCCTTAGTAACTTCAAACTTTCTGTCGTAGTCTATAAATCTAACGCCCACTTCAATCTCATCAAATAAAGTTACATTATTGCAAATAACACTAATTAACATTTTGATTTGTTGTCCACTCAGCTCATCCCAGTAGTATTTGTTTACACTTGGCTTTCTTGAAGTATAGTCACCATTAGCATAATTGGTATATACTTTCTGAAAAGCAACCATTGATGCGTAAGCTAAAGCATACTCATTGTTTCTTACATGTTTATCTGCCATGCTTAATTGTTGTAAAGCTTCTACCCAAACATATTTAGGTATCTGTCTTTCTCTTTTATAAGCTGTAACTAAATTCATTTTGTTAGATATTAGTTCTAGTATTGCGTTGTTAGTTAGTTTTTTCATGTTATTTAACTCCTTATTTTTATTTAACATACCCCTATTATATATAACTGAGTCTATATTGCAACACTTTATAACACTTTATTTACATTTATTTTATGGCAGTATTTCATAGACATATCCACGGACTGCTCTTGGCTTCTTTAATACAATCTCATGAAGGTTGCCCTTTACCGATTCTGTCAGCTCCCAAAAAGTATCTCTTCCCGGGTCAGCTATCAGAACAGGGCATCGTGCTTTGTTAATTAATTTTTTTATATTACCTACATGCTGCTCCCAATAACAAATGTCGCAACCAATAATTAAATCTATTCTTTTGAAAACTTCTCTAGGCAATTCTTTGTAGTCCATATATAAAACATCTACATTGGTTTTATTATATTTATTGACCACATCAACATAAGGCTTGGTGTTTATATCTATATCTATGCCGCCACAATCTATGCCTTGCTTTTGTAAATAGGCTAGGACCACACCCCAACCACAGCCAATATCTATGGCCGTATCTATTTTTTGCAGGTTATATCGTGATAAAAAATCTATGATAGTAAAGGATGAGTTCCACACTTTATTGCCATGACTGACTGGTTTTTCAGTCTTTCTTTTGATTCTTTGTATTTCTTTATCTGAAGATAATGGAATTTTTATGTTGTGTATTGCTTTCATGGTGTTAAAATATATTACATTAAGTTATAATTAACAGCAACCAATAAACGGAGTTTTAAATGGGTGATTACAACAAAGGCTACAGGACACTTACAGTAGACTTAGAAACATATAAGATGTTGGAAGAAATTTGTGCTTCAGAGAGAAGAAAGAAGATTGACCAAATTAGATTAATGGTTGAGAACAATCATAAAGAAGTTATCAAAGAAGACTAACCTAGTCCACCTATTCCACTTTTATTTGCCATAAGGCGTTCTGCTAACTCTCTATCTTTAGGGTTAGGCAATATAGTTTCTGAAATCATTGACTGAGGTGTGACCGCAGTAGCCGGTGGTATTATCGGCATATCAGACGGCTTAAAAGAATTTAATGCGCTATCAATTTCTGTGGATAGGTTTTCTTTATCTAATAATCTTTGTCCTGCCTCGCCACTATAAGGTCTTTCAGAAGGCTCTGTAATTGTTTCTATGCCCTCTGTAGCTGCTCGTGTTCCTGTTTGTCCACCTAAATATCCAAGTGTTGATAAATAATTGTATGCCTCATCAATAGACTTAGTTGCATCCACATCAAACAATACGTCACCCAATGCTTTATAGTATGACTCTGCCTGTTTAATTGATATGTTTCTTACCACCTCATCACCGACCTGACCTGACAATATTCTTCCCGGCAATCTTATGGTAGCAAAAATAGTTTTTAAAGCACCACTACCCATGCCGCCAGTCTCACTCATTAATTCTTTTTCTAATGCAGCTAATGGTTGTGTTGGCGAACCACTTTTAGCAACAGAGTAAGCTCTGCCAATAAGGTCTATCATTTTGTTTAGGTTTACAACCTCTTCAGGTTCAAGTAAGGCATTAACCATCTTTTGCGCATTGCCTGTTTGAAAAAATTTTTGAAAGTTAGGTAAGCCTTGGTCAACAGCTCCCTTGGTAAAATCATCTAGTGTTTGTAAAAAATATTCTTTTTTTATTTCTTGAAAAGCCTGTGGGTCAACACCTCTTAACTGGTTTTTAGCCGTTCGTAAAGCATTTTCTGTAGCCTTGGGATTAAACAATACCTTTAATGCCTTAGCTGACTGCTCATCTTTAACCAATTTAGCCATAGAAGAAATAATGCCTCTTTCGTATGACAG